CAACATCAGTATGAGATTTAACTAAAGCATCAATAAATAAATCATCTGTATATCTATATTCTCTACGAAGTCCACCATCAGCAGTAACTCTAAACTTATTCCATAAGAAGTCAACATAAGCACCTTTAGAATTACATATTCTTCCATCATCTTCAAGAGTATGAAGAATATTAAGAGAAGTATGACGTCTAAATGCAGCATTGAATTTAACAATACAAACTACATCAAGAATATGTTGAGGAACATTAATCCCAACAGGAACACCACGTTTATCAGTCTTAGTATCTTTAAAATCATTATCTTCATTAGCTTGACTAACAACAGTAGTTTGTTCTTCCTGTTTACGAACTTTACTTTGTTTCTTCTTCCTAGCTTTATTCTTAGGCTGAACAGTTTCACTACTAACAACAGCATTAACTTGTGTATCTTCTTCAGGAACAACAAGTTTACCTTCTTGTTTAGCTTCTTCTAAACTTTCAGCCATAGTTTTCTTTCTAGGCTTAGATTGAACATTACTAGTAACATTATTAAAATTTACCATAACACTTATAAGTTTAAGATTAATATTATTATCAGTAGCAATATTACTCTACTGAACAACACGACAAATATAATAATTAAATATAATACTCCAAATATATTATAATTTATTTATACTATAATTCTAACTAATAATCAATAGCTATATTAAAATAACTAAAATAGTTATAGCAATAGGAATTAACTTACCACGAGTATAATAAATATCAATAGTATCAAGAGTATCATTAGTATAAAGAGAATCAGTAATATCAAGAATATTAAGAATATCATTAGTAATACCACCAGTAATATTAGCATGACTAGTATTAATAGTCATTATAATACTGATAGTATTAATAGTGCTATTATTAGCTAGAACTAATGCTGTTTGTCATTATGACTAAAAGTCTTATTAGACTTGATAGTATTGTTAGAGCTAGTGTTAATAACGATTGTATGACTAATCGTCATGACGATAGACGTGGTAGAGCTAGAACTGAATCTGATAGTGATATAACTAGAGGTTGTAGAGGTTATAATGAAAGGTTATAGAGAGTATAACTAAAGGTTATAATGCTGGAACTAGGATTATGATAGTATAACGAGAAGTTATAGGAGGTATAACGAAAAGTTATAGGAGGGAAAGAGAGGGAGAAAGAGGGAATTGGAACAATAGGTTTAGATTGATTATTAGGAGTGTTATTAATAGGATGAAGAGGATTAGGAAGAATGGCAGTGGGATTAGTTCCTTCAGCATGACCATCTCCACACTTATCTCCACATCCATCTCCATCACAATCACTCTCATCTCCACATTCAACCTCAATTTAACCCTATTTGAACCACATCCAACTCCACCATTTCATTCTCCACGAAATCCACATTCACCACTTTCATCTCCATATCCTCTTTCTCCACATTCAATACCTCTAGCCACCTCTAATTTCATCTCTATAACTTTTTGTTATGAGAGTAAATCTCCATGACTAATATCAGTATTAGCACCATTCGCATTAGTCATACCAACATCATCTTGTTTAACAAGATGAGTTGTTAGTGGTAGCGGATAATATCGGCAAGTTTGCCTCCATTATCCTTAGCCACAACTGAACTACGTTCCGATTGTGGAGTAACAGTTATACGTAGCATAAATGCAACTATAACACTAATGTACGCACGCACGTGTAATAACCACTTAATTATATATACTACGTATATATAATTTTTGTTCCAAGGAACGCGCGTATGTACACGCACGCGAGGACTATTGCTTAATGTTATAGGATTCCATCATCATTAATTTCATTAGTAGAATTATCATCAGCAACTACATTATAATCATGACTATCAAGACTATTATTAATAATATGAGCGATACTTTTTAGTTTACCAGCAATACCAAGTCTGCTCTTATTAACAATGTCATATACTTTTGTTATATCATCAGCATTACCATTAGTAGTCATATTAGTAATAGCAAGAGGAATACAATCACCAGCAGGATAAAGTTTAGTAAGTTCAACAGAAGTAATAGAATTATCATTCTCAACTTCAATAGTAGTAATAATACGATGTACTTTCATGATGATTAATATTAGGACAAGACTTATCAGAACTTGCAGCTAGTTCATGATTGACAAGTCTTATCAGACTGTTAAGTTCGTTTGCTGCAATATATTTAATGTTGTGATGAGCATTTCCATGTTGAACACTAGCAACAGCATCAACAAAACTATTGTTGATAACACAAACGCTACCAACCCGAAGGTCAGTAGCGTCATGTTCATTAGAACGGTACGTCGTCATCGTTCATTGCAGTAGCAACAAAACTAGCTGCTTTAGTTTTAGCCTCACGCTTGGCAGCAATGACAGCACGAGCGTCCTCCATAATCTGCTTGATAAGTACATTATATGCACCAACAAGAACCGGGTCAGCAGGCTGTTCGATACCTACAATATGATATACATATCTATCATAATCCACAACATTGTAAAGATTATCTTTACGAGTAAATGGATTACGGTCTTGTACACCAGCAGGTACAAACTGGCAAAGAACTTTGACAGCAACACCAGTCAGATACATACTAGCAAAACCAGCTTCAGCAGCTTCGCCAACATAGTTGACAAATCTACCGTAGAACTTGTCTTTGCGCATTACAAGCAGTATCTGATTGAATGGCATCTGAATAGCACCAAGCATACCCATTCGATGTGTACCATCAGGCATACTTTGAGCACCTTTGACAGGACTAGCAATAGTAACAAACGCATTGAGATAAGAATTGCCATTACGACCTGTACGTTCTTGACAATCAATATTAGTAATGACAGTAGTCATTACATAACTATGACCATCAGTACAGATGCGTCTAACAACATCATCAATGGTTTCCACTTGCGCAGAACTTTGGTTATCTGTATCAACAGTAGGTTGAACAGGTTGGTTAACACTAGTAGTTAGATTAATTACATTAACATTCTCGGAAGCAGCAGCAGCACCTTGTGCAGCTTGTGCAAAATCTTTAACGTCTGGCATGACTATTAAGTATTTAATTACGCTAATCAGTAGCATTACTGACAGTTGTTTCGTTTCAACTGCAAAGTATTTAATGTTGATAATGAGCAACATCATCTAGTAGAGATTAATCTCTACTAAGATAACTAACAATAGCCGATAGTATTCCAAATACAACAGCAGTAATCTGTTCATCACTAGTTGGCTCTACTTTCAATGCTAGTATGATAGCTGGCATCATCAGTATGATTGCAGCTAACAACAATGGTTTGTTTGTTTTCATAATGATTGGTATTAATAGTTAGTAATGTAATGAGATGAATAATCTCAATATATTTAATGTTGATAATGAGAGCGAGAACTTTACTTTCTCCTAGAACTTGACGGGGGTAGTCAAGTCCAATTTAATGACCCACCCCTTATACTCACTAGCCTCATCAAAACACTAATACATTTAATTTTTATTTATCATCTTTATCATCTTCATTACTTTTATCTTCTCTATCACTTTTATCATCTTTTATTATCACTTAATTACCATTATATTTACTATATTATTCATTATTATTTTCACTATTATTATCATTAACTCTATCAACTTTAGGCGGGGATAGTCAATCAAGTTTAACATGACCGGGGGTTATACTCACTAGCCTCATCAAAACACTAATATACACTATTTTCACTCTAATTATTACCATTACTATCATTTTCACTATCACTCTCATTATAACTTTTCATTTCATTTTCATTATCGTTACCTTTATTACCTTCATCTTCATTATTTCCATTATCTTCGCCCTCATCTTTATAATTATCATCATTTTTATCATCGCATTTAACTCAGTCCTCACCAATATCTACAACTTCAGTTGCATACAAATCTTTATTCGCAATTACAATACCTTTATCAGTATCATTTTTAAATAAAACAAATTTATCAACTATAAGTCTATCTTTATCATCAAAAGTTTTTATTAATTTAGCTTCACTAATAATATTAATAAGTTTATTAACATCACCTCTAAATATATAAATAGGATTAATAACATAAATATTTTGTAAATTAGTTCTTTTAATAATATTTTCATCTTCAAGATAAGAAATAGCGTTATAATAATCTCTACGATTAGGTTTAACTAAACCATAACCTTTAATTAAATCATGAGAAATATAAATAACATTACTATTAAATTTAATATTTTCAGCAATATAACCA